GCTGGAAACATGAATAAGGCGTTGCCCCCTACATGTTCTAGATTGGTTGATGTTGCAATGGTTGCTAATTTTGGTCACAGACAAGATATTATGAAACAATTGATTGAACCATTATTTAATCGTCTAGACTTACTTGGTTATTCTTATCAGGCATTTGGCGATAATCTTTGGCAACTTGCTGGTTTGAATTATAATGGTCCATTGATTGGTGATACAGCCAAATTGGCTCATGTTTATGCGACATCAAAGGTGTGTCCGAATGTTCATACGAAAAAACAGATTAGTACACAAGCATATATTAATGAAAGATCATTTATGATTCCATTGTGTGGTGGTATCCAGGTATCCGATAATCCCATAGCTGCAAAGTATTTAGGATTACACTGCGAGATAGCTACTAGTACAACTGACTTTATGAATAAGGTTATTAGACTTGTGGAAGATCAGTCACAACATTTCGACAAAATAAGGGCGGGAGTGAATCACGTGGCACATAAGCATACATATTTTAATCGCCTAACAAACCTATTTCGATCTATGGGGTTATTAGGTTTTAGCGAAGAAGCGGGAACAAAAGGACAGAGAGCAGCAATACGACATTGCTGGGAACTTGACGCTAGGCTGAGTACTGAAGAAAGGAACATACCTTATGAGCAACAAGCTATCAAAATTACGTAATTTTAGAAGACGTATTGATGGAGTTACAATGCCTATTCGAAGAAAAAGGGTAAAGTGGCAGAGGAATTGGCTTTGCTTGTGTGGTAGTGGTAAGAAATATAAGAAATGTTGTATCGGCGATATAAATAACCTTACTGCTTTTGATGGAAATGCTAGCATGGAAGCAATACCCGAAAATATTCAAAAAATGATTGATATTCACGAGAAGGAAAAGGAAAAGGAAAAGGGGAAGGAATAATGGTTAAATCTGCTTTTATATCTGGATGTAATGGCCAAGATGGGTCCTACCTATCAGAATTGCTGTTAGAAAAAAATTATAAAGTTTATGGATTGATTAGACGTTCGTCAGTTGATACAACAGAGCGTATTTCCCATATTTTAAATCATCCGAAATTCGAACTTATTGAAGGAGATATTACTGACGCCACATGTATGCATAGGTTAATTTCTGGAATTAAACCAGATGAGGTTTATAATTTAGCAGCTATGAGTCACGTAGGCGTTTCATTCGATCAACCGATTACCACATGTCACATAGATGCCATTGGTCCACTAAATATGCTTGAAGCAATTCGCCAGTCTTCACCAAAAAGCAAATTTTATCAAGCTAGCTCGTCAGAGCTTTTCGGAGATACTAAAATATCACCTCAAAACGAAACTACTCCTTTTAATCCTGTTTCACCATATGCTATTGCCAAACTGTATGCACATCATCTTGTTGGCCTTTATCGTCGTGCATATGGTATATTTGCCTGTGCTGGGATATTACACAATCATGAATCAGAGCGACGTGGCGAGACTTTCGTTACTCGCAAAATTACGAAATATGTTGCGATGATTCAAAATTGGATTGATATACATGGGAAACAACCACGGATGGAACGCATAAACACAACTCAAGTTTTTAGTCTAACAGAAGTTTCCCCACTTTTTTTGGGGAACATTGAAGCAAAGAGAGATTGGTCACATGCCAAGGATATGGTTTATGGTATGTGGTTAATGATGCAGTATTCACAACCTGACGATTATGTGTTGGGGTCTGGAGAGACACATACAGTAAAAGAATTTTTACAAATAGCATTTGGTTCTATTGGTTTAGATTATAGAGATTATATTACTATTGATCCGAAATTCTATCGTCCATTAGATGTTAATTTGCTTCATGCCGATACAAGTAAAGCTAAGAAAGTATTGGGATGGGAACCAACCATCTGTTTTGGAGAACTAATAGATATGATGGTACAGAGCGACTATAAGGCGTTGATAGAATGCCCCGTTTAATTCTTCCCAGTTACGTAATTATTCGTGACACTAGAGAACAAGAAGGTCACGGATGGACTTTTGGTGCGCATGTGCCAACTCGTCGTCCACCTAGATGTGATGGAATGATCGTAGATACTCTTCAGACTGGAGATTATAGTATTGTTGGATATACTGATATCTTAGCTATAGAACGAAAGGCTGATTTTGCCGAACTTTGGGGTAATTATAGCAGTAAGAAACGACCAGCATTCGAAGCAGAAATGGAACGTATGTCTAAAATTAAACATCCATATATCATTATTGAATCATCGTTAACCCCTGATATTATGGAATTATCTCCACCCCAGTTTGTCAAAGGTGTACCCGGTAAGTCTATGGTTAGATGGCTAATGTATTTATCTGCTAAATATGGGGTACATATTATTCCGGCAGGAGCTTGTGGAAGAAAAATAGCCCAGATGATTTGTGAAGAAGTGGTTAGAGTAGAAAAGGATCGCTGGGTTTTTCAGGAACCAAAGCAGGAAGTCAAAGGGGATCATTTTGGTTGTTAATCATAATCAACTAAATGAATTGCTATACGGCGATGAAGGTAAATACGGATATCTGTTTCCGTTTCGTGACCACGTGCCTAAGATAAATAAGCATATTTTTACAAACTTAAAACAATCTAAAAATCCGTTGGACGAAGTTGTTCTAAGTAAGATGTTGAACATTGATTATATAGGTTGGACGGCAAAAGTTCTTTTAAATATAGATTTATTTCCAATTCAAATTGCTATGCTTCAAATGTTGTGGAATACTCCATTCCCGATGCTCGTTGCTTGTCGTGGCGGCAGCAAAAGTTATATGCTCGCTATATATGCTGTGCTCAAAGCTATACTTGATCCTGGGACAAAGATTGTGATCGTTGGTGCTGGTTTACGACAAGCTAGATTGGTATTCAATTATATAGACAATATTTGGGAGAATTCTCCTATATTAAGAAATATTGTTGGCGGTGGCAAGAAAGCTGGTCCTAGACAAAATGTAGACCTTTGTTACTTCAAAATCGGGGACAGTATTATCTATGCACTTCCAACAGGGGATGGTTGCAGTGACACTTTAACTTGTGTGACACACGAGGATGGCTTTGGGAGAATATCAGATGGTCAAGATGTCGGCCAGACAGAAAAGACTATTATTAATAGATACAGAAAAATTTGGGGAAATAAAAAATTCAGACAAAGCGATGAATCGTATTGTAACGGAAAATCTAGAACAAAGAAAATTAAAACACATCATGGATTTGAGTTCAACGCCACACCAAATCACAAACTCAAAATTGTTCGTAATCAACAAATAATTTGGTCTAGAATGGATGAAATGGAGATTGGTGACAAGATTCTATTAGATCGTTCGGTTAGGTGGCACAAAGGAGATTGTAGTATTTCGGAAGAGGAAGCCTATGGGATTGGACTGCTGATAGGAGATGGGAGTTATACGTTACCATATCGTGTCTCATTTGCCACGGAGGATTTGGAATTGGCCTTGGCTGTCAAAAAAATAGTTCCAATAAAACAAATACCATCCGACTCAGTGCATTGGTCACTTTCTAGTAAACCACAGAGAAGTGCTATGTTAAATAAATTTGGGATATCTTTGGATAATGTGAGAACCAAAGACAAACAATTTCCATCCACTATTCTAAAATCTCCTCGTGAAGTTACTTCTGCTTTTATTTCCGGCCTTTTTGATAGCGATGGCTGTGTCCATGTCGCTACAGAACATGACGGAACAGCAATAAGTGTAATATTCTACAACACTAGCAAAGAACTGGTACGACAACTTCAATATATCCTGCTTCATTATGGCATTGTTTCTCACATAACATCAAGAAAGCGTGACGAAAAGTGGGAAGAATGCTATGAGTTGTCCATAACAGGCAGAGATGTCCTTATATTTGCTACAGAGATTGGTTTTAGACTCAAGCGGAAACAAGATAAGCTTCTCGCTGGAATTGATAAAAAGAAACGATGGATGGATCAAAATGATTCTATTCCAGATGTTCTTAAAGATATGACAGATATCTCAGAAAACAACCGAGCCAAACACGGCACTGGCAATTGTGTGTCCGTTTGCGCAGGCAGGTTAAAAGTTAAGAAATCTGCTTCCAGACCATTAGTTGATAATTTCCTGAGAGTATATGGGCACGTTGATGATCCTCGTATCGACTCTATTCGTTGTCTTGCTGATCCTGATATTTATTACGACGAAATTGTTTCCATAAAAGATAGCGAATGTGTAACATTTGATGTTCACGTTCCTGATAATCACGAATATTGTGCCAATGGGTTTTACAGTCACAATACGAAAATTCGCGGGTTCCGGGCGAACATTGTTCTGGCCGACGAATTTGCTTCAGTGCCTGAAGATGTTTTTGATATTGTTGTTCGTGGTTTCGCCGCAACAGCTAAGACCCCAGTAGAAGAAGCTAAGAAAATTGCTTTCGATAAGAAACTTGCCAAAATGGATTTACCACCAGATGTCAGGAAAAAATTGATTACCAACGACGGCAAAATGCATGGAAACCAGATCGTATATTCTGGTACCGCCTATTATGAATTCAATCATTTTGCTAAAAAATTTAAAATGTGGCAAAATATAATTAATAGCAAAGGCGACCCAGACAAAATTGCTCAGATTTTTGGCGGGGATAATCTTGTTCCGGATGATTTTAATTACAAAGATTATTCCATTATAAGAATCCCACACACTCATCTTCCAGATGGATTATTAGATAAGAGACAGTTGGCACACGCCAAAGCAACTTTGCCTCGTAATATTTACTTAATGGAATACGGCGCAATTTTCGTGGGAGATTCGGACGGGTTTTACCCACGAAGCCCAATAGAAGGATGTACTGTCGGACCAAAAAAGCCAATAGATACACCAGATGGTCCAGTAACATTTACTCCATCAATGAGAGGAATTAAAGGGCCTAAATATGTTATGGGAATTGATCCTGCCGCTGAGCGGGATAATTTAGCAATTACAATTACCGAAGTCTGGCCTAATCATTATCGGGTAGTTTATTGTTGGGCAGTTAATAAAAGTGAATTTATGAAACGCAAGAAACGAGGACTAATAACCGACGATGATTATTATGCCTATTGTTGTTCTAGAATTCGTGATATTGTTAAACTATTCAATCCTATACGTCTTGAGATGGATAGCCAAGGTGGAGGTTATGCTATTGCAGAGATGCTTCGTAATAAAAAACTGTTTAATAAAGACGATGGTGATTTTCCTATCTACGAAGTGATAGATCGCGACGAGCCTAAATCGACAGACGGAGAAACAGACGGGCGTCATATATTACATCTCGTCAAGCAGAGTTCTGAATTCAACCAAAATGCTAATATTGCCTTACACAAAAGTCTTGAAACTCGTACTTTATTATTTCCAGCATTCGATAGTGTAAAGATGTATTCAGCCATAGAAGCAGAGAAAGCAATGGGTGTTATTTTTGATACCTATGAAGAGAATGTATTTAATCTGGAAGAATTAAAGAATGAGCTTTGTACTATTCAGATGAGTGAAACCACAACTGGTAAAGAAAAATTTGATACTCCCCAGGTAGTTAGTGCCGGAGCAGTAGAGGGTCGGAGCAGAAAAGGAAGGCTTCGAAAAGATAGATATACGGCCCTTTTATTGTCCCATAAGTTCATTTATGATACAGACATAGCCCCAGATGTAAGTATAGATTACAATGATGTCGCTGGAAACATAGCCAAAAGAGAAAAGCCTGGGAAAAATGAGCCGTACTATCGAGGTCCAGGAATTGGTAGGATGCGAAATTCGAATGATGCTCGTAGTGGCAATATCTTTAAGGCTATTAAAAAAGGCAAGAAGGTTTAAAATCAATGGTGTATAATCAATGTGACTACAATTGTATTGAGATATGACTGATTTTATAAAAGGTGACAAAATGGCAAAAACTAAACCAAAAACTAAAAATAAATGTTTTTATACAAAAGGTATAACAAATATATCTAGTCATACCCTACCAGAAATATCTCATACGAAGAAGGGTATCCCTAATAGAGCAACTGCCGCAGATGTTAATCTTCGTTCAGGTAATAATCGCTATGATTACTACGAGCAACGTACGGCAGATAAACTTCCAGAAGGACACATAGATATTATAGCTTCTTGTCAGGCAACTTATCGTAAAATAGGTATGGTTCGTAATATCATAGATTTGATGACCGATTTTGCAGCAGAAGGATTAGAGCTACAGCATACCACAAAGAGCCAAGAGCGATTTTATCGTGCGTGGGCTACAAAAGTTAATCTACAAGGTCGAGCCCATGATTTCATGAAATTATTAATGCGAGACGCAAATGTGATAGTTCGTCGTAAAAATGCTATTATTACTAAACCAGTAATGAAAGAAATGACAAAGGGTAAGATAGGGATTATAAATATTATTGATGAAACTGGTGTTGCTGATCCACCAGAGAAAGTTAAAATTTCAAAAAAGAAGATAGTTCCTAATGAGATTCCATGGAAATACACATTTCTTTCTCCTACTATGGTTGAAAAGATTGGTGGTGAAGTTGGTCGTTTTTTCGGTTCAGATTCACTGGGGATGCGAATTCCCGCATCTTTAGCCAATTCTATTAACAATCCAAAAAATACTGTGGAAAAAAAATATGTTAACGAATTACCTCCAGAGGTTGTAGCGGCAGCTAAGAAAACAAATGGAATAGTTAAATTAAATATGGACAAGATTTATATAGACTATTATAAGAAAGACGACTGGGAAGATTGGGGTACGCCATTTCTATACGGTGTTCTTGAAGATATAATGTTCAAGGAGAAAATGCGACTTGCAGATATGGCAGCACTTGATGGTGTAATTAATGTAATTCGCTTGTGGAAATTGGGTAAATCTGATCAACAAATTCTTCCAGCACCAGCTATAGTTGATAGATTGATCGGAATTCTTCAAGACAATACGGGTGGTGGGGTCATGGATCTCGTATGGGACGACATGATTGATCTTCAAATAGAATATCCCCCTACAGATAAGATTCTTGGACCAGACAAATATATCAGTGTTAATTCGGATATAGTGAGAGGTCTTGGTATCCCAGATTCTCTAATTGGCGGATCAGATTTGGGAACCAGAAATGCTCAGTCAGCTTTTGTCCAACTAAAAACTCTAGTAGAGCGACTAGAATATGTGCGTAGCCGTGCTATTCGTTGGATGGAAGGTGAATTGCGTCTTGTTGCTAATGCTATGGGATTCAAAAGAACTCCTGCGATTTCTTTTGGTATTATGTCGTTACGAGACGAAGCAGCAGAGAAGCAGTTGATGATTCAATTACTTGATCGCAATATTATTTCTTCAGAAAAAACTACCGAGGTGTTCGGAGTTAATTATATGATAGAACTTGAAAGAATGAAATCAGAACAAGAAATCAGAGACAATGACGGAATATTAGAAAAATCAAACCCATATAATCGCCCATTCTCCATATTGGAAAAACAGAATGATCTTGATATTAAACTGGAAATGGTAAAACAACAACGGGGCACCGGAGGCGATAGCACCGATGATAATGGTGGAGGAGATAATCCGAGCGGTGATCAACCCAAAAAAGACGGGGTTAATCCATCTGGGAGGCCACCATCAACTAAGGATACGAAGCCAAGAGATGAACGTACACCAACAACACAATCAATACTACATATCGTAGCTGATGACCTTCTTGATCAAATTGATAAACTAGTTGACAATACATATCTTGAGCAACATAAGGTTAAAAATATGCGATCTCTAACTAAGGCACAGAGAACTGAATTAGAAAAAGTTAAGCGAGGCCTATTGTCTGTCTTGCGACCTGGAGATATACCAACTAAGGAGCTTATACTCAAGAGACTAGATATAATTAAGGATGGTGCTCCTTCTATAATTCATATTATGTCACGACGTATGGAAACTTGCTTCTGTGATTGTGTGGAAGATTTTACGACATCTACCAAAAGAACACCTACAGCCAAAGAGCGTAGAATGCTTACCTGCTTGGCATGGGCTAATATAGATATTTAACCTATAGGAAATTTTATATGGTTGGGGCACCTTTATTTGTGAATAAAAGTTTGAAATCTAACGGGAGGTAGTTATGGCAATTGTAAATGTTTCGCTAGACACGAATAGTAGACAGGCAGTTTTGACAATCAATGGTATAATAGTACCAACAGATGATGTTATGATAGAAAAATACGCATTTGATGGGGAGGAAATTGTTAGATTTTCCTATACCGTTGAGAGTATAAATGTTGATGGAATGAAAGAAAGACGGCAGTTTTATCTTCCTTCGTTAGAAGAACTTGCTACAGTAGCCCATACTGGACTTGACGACAGAGGGCTTTCATCAAAAATTATTCATGATGATGACAAAGCTAAGGCTGACATGATTGATTTTCTAAAGAAAAGGCGTAATTCCTAAAATATGGTGGTGAAAAGTCTTTATTTTCGTTTATTTTCTATAGACATTGTGTATAAAAATTACGATAGGAGGTTCTAGTGCGTATTTATAAAGCAGAAAAAGAAGCTGGAATAGATTTTAAAACGAATAAAGCCGGGAGTTCTCCTGCATTTGTCAAAGCACAAGTACAAGTTAAAGATATCAAGAAATATTTTGATGGTATGTCTGTCGCCGATCTTATGGAAGCCACTTCTACCGTACAGACTGTGGAAGAACTTCTGGGCAAGGAACAACCTGATTTAGCTCTAGTTGTTGCAATTTTGGTCAGTACTGGCTGGAATTTGAATGACGATATTTTTACACCGGAAGAAGTATGGATGGCTAGGTCTTCTCCGTGTCATAAACCCATGAACGATAATCACAATTCTGAAAAGATTCTTGGACATATTGTTCAGAGTAGAGCGCTGGATAAGGATGGCAATGAAATTGAGTTGTCTGAGGGCGAAACTCCTCCTGCGGAATTTGACATTGAAGTTGCAGGTGTCCTATATCGATCATTTCCTAAGTTATCCGAAAGAATTGACGAGATTATTTCTAAGGCAAAAGATGGAGAAATGTTTGTGTCGATGGAAGCTTGGTTTCCTGATTTTGGATATGGACTTCTTGATCCAGCAACTAATGAAATTAAATTAATCGAACGCAATGAAGCTACAGCTTTTCTAACAAAACATTTACGAATTTATGGTGGCTGTGGACAATATCAGGGCTATAAAGTTGGTCGTGTTCTTAGAAATATTATTTTCGGTGCGCAGGGGTTTGTTGATGAACCTGCGAATCCCGAATCTGTAATAAAAGTAGCAGCTAATAAAAAGGCTGTTTCTAAGGTTTTTGTAACTGCTAAATTAGATGACCTATTGGAAGGAGGTGTAGGAGACGTGGATGAAAAACAACTGAAAGAACTTCAGGACAAATTAGAAGAGGCTAAGGCTAGTTTGGAAAGCAAAGAGAAGGAGATTGCTGAATTGCAGAAAGCAGCAGAGGAGTTCAAGACCAAGGATTATGATGGGCAGATTACCGCCCTAACTGATAAGGTTGATGAACTTACCGAGAAGTCAAAGACTGTCGAGGTTGAAAAGGCTGAACTTCAGAAGCAATTCGACGAGGTGACACAGCGTGCTAAGAAGAGCGAGGCGGAACTAGAGGGAATCCGCAAGAACGAAACGGCACGTGAGCGAATGGCAAAACTGTCAGAAGTCAAAAAGGTTGATGATGAAGAGGCAACACTGGCCGAACTTCGTGAAATGACAGACGAGACATTCGAAGTAGTTCTGAAATATGCTGGAGAGACTAAGTCCTCAGACAGCAAGACAGAAGATAAGGTTGATGCCACTAAGACGGATGATAAAGATGGGGCAGCAAAGGAAGACAAAGAAGATAAAGCTATTGCGGCTTTAGATGATGTTAAAGAAGATAAGGACAGCCCTGATTTTAACGTGAATGAGGATACAAGCAAATCGGAAGCTGATCTTTGGATGTCAACGGCAGAAACTCTGCTAAGGTGTGAAGATAAGAAAGATGAAGGGGGTGAATAGGAATGGCTTTAAAACCAGATCGTGAATATAATGAAGTTACTGATATTACAAACTTTTGGACTACGACCAGTGCCGAAAAGGGTGGCTGTGCTAGTGTTGTAACACAGGGTTCTGGCGCTGCTATTGGACAGAATATTACCGATGAACCAAACGTTGTTGGCTACGCTACTAGTGCATCTGGAGCAGTTGCTAAAGGTATTCTACTTCAAGAAATAAATCAGCCAATGAGTGCAACAAGAGATTTTCCTAATTATGAGAGTGGCGAGATTCGTCCTGGAGATAAGTGTACTCTGGTTAAGAAAGGTTTTGTAGTTACAGATATGATTACTGGCACTCCTACCGTTGGTGGTGTCGCGTATCTTGGTGCTAGTGGTTTAATTAGTACCGCATCGGGTTCGTTTGGTGGGGCAACTACTCCTGTTGTCGGTCGTTTTGAGACGACTGTCGATTCAGGTGGGTTTGCCAGGGTTTCTATTGATATAGGATAAGGGGGTGAAGAAGAATGAAGCGTAATATTCACAAACCAACATCTGAACAAATTGAACTTTTGAGACGCACTGGGTCCTCAGACAGGAAAGAGTCTTTGGAAGCTATGCATTCTCTAGCTCAGGCTTTACAAGTTCCTCTACGATCAGCGCTGCTTAATGGTGATATTTTGGGCGGGATCTTCGCACCTGAAGTTCTAGACCCAAGTGCAACTGCTGAATATCCACTGGATTTTTATCAGACAGCACAGGAAGATGATTATGTAGCATATCAAATCCCTAGTGAGGGTGCATTGCCACAGCGTACCATCACTGGAGACGCAATTACGGTTAATACCTACAGCGTAGGTAATGCGATTGACTGGCCACTGAAGTATTCTCGTTCTGCACGTTGGAACATCGTTGCTCGTGCTATGGAAGTTCTTGAAGCTGGTTTTGTCAAGAAAATGAATACAGATGGTTGGCGAGTTATTATAGCCGCTGGTGCTGGTAGGACTGATTATAACGGTGGGGCTCCGCTAGTATACGATAGTGCAGCAACTGCTGGTCAGTTTACAAAGCGTCTTGTTTCTCTAATGAAGACGACCATGACTCGTCTTGCTGGTGGAAATAGTACATCCACTAACCGGGGCAAGCTGACTGATATATATCTTAGTCCAGAAGCTCTTGAGGACATTCGCGAATGGGATCACGACGAAGTTGACGATATGACTCGTCGGGAAATTTTCACAGCAGAAGAGCAGAGTGGTCCAATGGCTCGTATTTATGGTGTTAGACTACACCCTCTGGATGAACTTGGTGTAGGTCAGGAATTCCAGACGTACTTTGCAACTCTAGGAGTTAATATGGGTACAAGTGACGAGGAAATCGTTGTGGGTCTTGATCTAACAGCAGGAGACTCTTTCGTCATGCCTGTCAAGCGTGAACTAGAGATTTTCGAGGATGAGAATCTCCACAGGCGCCAGAAGGCCGGGTTCTACGGCTGGTCAGAAATGGGCTTTGCGTCCTTAGACGGACGGCGCGTGCTTTTGGGAAGTTTTTAAAGTACTGCTTTATAACAATGAGGGGGCTGGATTTCCAGCCTCTTCTTTTTATTAACATTTAGAATGAACCAGGGAGTATTTTATGTCTCTTAGAAAAGAAATTGATATTAGTTTGGCAATTAAATTATAT